ATGCTTTTCTCTCCCCGATCGCCCCAAGGTCGACGATGGCAAACAAGTCTGGCACACGTTTACGGGGCTACGGAGCCGCCCACCAACGTCTCCGACGAGTGTGGGACGTGAAGGTCCAAGCCGGCGACGTTGACTGTGCGAGGTGTCACCGATGGATCGAACCTGGCACACCATGGGATCTCGGACATGACGACCACGACAGGACGAAGTACGCCGGCCCGGAGCACCAAAAGTGCAACAGGGGCGCGCCCCACAAAGCCAAAGTTGCCCGTAGTTCACGAAACTGGTGACGCTGCCCAGGCAGTCGAGCGTGACCTATCCCGTGCGCCGAAGCAGCTGGCCACTGGTGGACTCGCTCACGTCATGCTCGCCATGGCCCGTGAACTTGACGACCCGACCAACTCGGCCACCGCTAAGTCGATGGTCGGCCGCACGCTGCTTGATGCCAACGATCGCCTGAACGCACTCATGCCCGCCACCCAGGAGGCCGACGCGCTCGATGACCTCGCTCGCAGACGTGAGGCTCGACGTGCAGGGGTCGCAGTTCCCAAGAGTTGAGAACATTCCCGCGTACGTCACCTCATCCGGTGACGAGGCGGTCGACCTGGCCGCTATGGCTGGTCTGGATCTTGATCCTTGGCAGCAATACGTGCTTCGCAACAGCCTCGGCGAACGTGCCGACGGCAAATGGGCAGCGTTCGAGGTCGGCCTCGTTGTCTCTCGCCAGAACGGCAAGGGCTCAATCCTCGAAGCCCGTGAACTTGCTGGCCTGTACCTGCTCGGCGAACGTCTCATCGTCCACTCGGCGCACCGGTTCGACACCTCGTTGGAGGCGTTCCAGCGCCTGCTCAACCTCATCGAAGCAGCTCCTGAACTCTCTCGCCGGGTGAAGCGTGTCTCACGCAGCCATGGCGAGGAAGGCATCGAGCTCGACAACGGCCAGCGCATCCGATTCCGCACCCGCACCGCTGGTGGTGGCCGAGGCTTCACCGCCGACTGCATCATCCTCGACGAGGCGATGGTCATCCCCGACGCCATGCTCCGGGCGCTGCTTCCTACTCTGTCAGCCCGATCGAACCCACAGATCTGGTACACCGGCTCGGCTGTCGACCAGGAGAACGACGAGCACGGCGTTGTCCTGTCCCGCATCCGTGAACGTGGCCTGTCTGGAGACGACAAAAGCCTCGCCTACTTCGAGTGGAGTGCCGAAACTCCCCTCGAAAAACTCTCGCCAGCGGTCGCAAACGACCCGAATCTATGGGCGCAGGCCAACCCAGCGATGGGTCGACGCATCAGTAGCGAGTACATCTCCAACGAATACGCCTCGATGTACGGGGATAGGGGCTTCTGGATCGAACGGTTGGGTGTCGGCGACTGGCCCAAGACGGCCCCCGGCAACGTCAGGATGATCTCTACCGACGACTGGGATGCCTGTTTGGACGCATCTAGCGTCCCGCTCGACCCGGTCTGCTTCGCCTTCGACATCACACCCGACCGATCCGCCGCCTGCATCGCCGTGGCCGGCCATCGTGAGGACGGCCTGCCCCACATCGAAGTCATCGAGCACCGACGTGGCACCCGCTGGATCGGCGAGCGCCTCGAGGAGCTGAAGGCCAAGCACCGAGTACGGACCATCTACTGCGATGCCTACGGCCCCGCCGGGTCGATGCTCCCCGAACTCGAACGCCGCCGGATCGACGTGACCACGCTGAACGCCAAAGAAGTCGCCCAGGCGTGCGGCATCTTTTACGACTCCATCGCCGACAGTCACACACTGCGCCACATCGGAACCCCTGAACTGGACTCCGCGGTGGCCGGCGCTATCACTCGCCCGCTCGGAGACGCCTGGGCCTGGTCCCGCAAGTCGTCATCGGTGGACATCTCGCCCCTTGTCGCCACCACCGTGGCGCTGTGGGGACTCAAGAACGCCAAGACATCCAGCCCCCGCATCGTGTCACTCATCTAGGAGCCCCATGGCAAGCGTCGCTACGGTCAGTATCAGCGCCAATGTGAGCGGCGGGCCTGAGGGCACGTGGTCCCTGGCACCCCCAGCGGGCGTCCGATCCATCTCTGCAGCGGTCTATTCCGAGCAGGTCGTGACCCTGGCCATCGGTGCGAACACGATCACCCTGCCGGCATCCATCTCTCAGGCGTTCATCATCCCGCCGAACGCCTCGTTCCCCCAGCCGAACCCCACCTACGCCGGCACCATGACACTCAAGGGCGTGTCGGGCGACACCGGTACCCCGATGTCGACCACCGCCGTCTACCTGATGTCCTTCGACCCGGCCACCTCGCCGACGACCATCGTCATCGCCGCCACCGCCATCGGGACCATCAAGATCACCACCGCATGAGGCCGTCGACCCTCGCCGAGCTGGCGGGCTTCGCCGCACTGGTCACCGCTGCCTTCATGTGGAACACCATCACCGGCCTGTGCGCCCTGGGCGTCTCGTTGTTGCTCATCGGGTACGCCACCGAGGACGACCAGGTGGCGCTGAGCGTGGCCCGCATGGTCCACCCGGTGACCCGTCGACATGCTGCCCGCAAGGCACGGCGTGCAGCCGAGAGAGCAGGCCGAGAATGAGCATCCTGCGATCCCTCGAGCGTCGAGGAGCTGACCCACGGCTGCCCTGGGGCTCGTCGTACATCCCGACCAACGGCCAGACCGGCCTTATCGGTGCTGGCGTGCCCATCAACGACGACACCTCGCTGTCGATCAGCACCGTATTCACTTGCATCGCCATCCTGTCCGATGCGGTAAGTACCCTTCCGCTCACCACGCTGGTCCGCACTAAGGACCACAGCCGGGTTCCGGTCGACCCCGAGCCGCCGCTCATCAACAACCCATGGCCCGATGGCAACCGTATTAGCTGGCTGGCGCAGGTCATGTACTCGCTATTGCTGCGAGGTAATGCCTTCGGAGTCATCGCATCCCGTGACGACATGGGCTACCCGACGGTTATCCAGCTCGTCCACCCGGACACCGTCGTCGCTCGGCGCAACCCGCAGACCGGTAAGCGTGAGTACCGCATCAACGGCCGGCTGGTGCCGACCGAAAACATCATGCACATCCCCGGACTCACCCCCACCGGTGGCTTTATCGGGCTCAACCCGGTCGAGTACATGCGTGGGTCGTGGGGACTGGCCAGCGCCACCGAGAAGTACGGCGGCGCATTCTTCTCCAACGGTGCGAACCCGAGCGGCGTGCTCGAGTACCCCGGCGACCTCAGCGAGACCGAGACGCTCGAACTCAAGCGGGCGTGGCAGGTGCAGCACCAGGGCGTCGGAATGGCACAAGCGCCCGCTGTATTGACCGGTGGGCTGTCCTGGCGTCAGATCAGCATCAACCCCGATGACGCCCAGTTCCTAGCCACACGGGCCTTTCAGCAGAGCGACATCGCCGCGTTCTTCCGTGTGCCCGCCCATCTCGCACTCGGTGTCGCCGACCGCACCGCCAACGTCGTCGGTCTCGAAAGTATCGAGCTGCAGTTCAGCACGTACACGCTGTCGCCGTGGCTGTCCAAGATCGAGTCACAGCTCAACGACTACCTGCCGCCGAACCAGTCGGTCGAGTTCGACCTGTCCCGGCGTGTCCGAGGCCCATCCATCGAGCGGGCCCAGCGCCACACCCTCGAGCGCAACGGCGGCTGGAAGAACATCGACGAGATCCGAGCCGAGGAGAACCTGCCGCCGCTGGCCGACGGCATGGGCCAGGACTACTGGAGCCCGCTGAACTTCGCCCCGGTCGACTCGCCAGTGTTCCAAGACCCTGCACTGTCATCCGGTGGCACTGGCGGCGGCATCGAGAACAGCCCGAAGGCCCCACCCGCACCGAACACCGGTGGCTTCTGATGTCGTGGACCCGGACCCGGCGGGGATTCACCCCGGACCCAGGCGTGGACCCGGTCGACTTCGTCAACCAACTGCCAGCTGCAGGTAGCGACCCCAACAAGATCGCCACCATCTGGCCCGTGGCCGGTGCCGTACCGACGCTCAAGGACGCCAAGTTCGGGCTGGCGCAGCCCATGAGCATCAACATCATGGACCTGACGGCCACAAGCAAGTACCTGAAGCGGGACAAGCTGCTCTGGCACGTACAGAACCCAGGCCAGCGGCACTACGTCAATCAATTCACCGTCGACCCCGACGGCAACCCTTGCGTCCTACTTGCCGCAGCTGACGGCCTCACCATCATCGCCGACGGCCACCACTTTCTGGCGTCGGGGATCATCCTCGGATTCACCACCGCGTCGGCCATGTGCCTACCGACTACCGACCCGACCTACTAGGAGCCCCATGTCCGACGTGATCGTCAAGAGCGAGCCGCTCACCTACGAGCGCAACGCCCCCCACTCGTTCTTTCTCGATGTGGCCCGAGCCAGCACCCTGAAGGACGACGACGCCATCAAGCGTCTCGCCCGCCACGGCGTGGAGACTCGGACCAACCCGAACGGGACCCTCGGCACCGGTGGAGAGTTCAGCCCCCCCGGCTACCTCATCGAGAACTTCGCCACCGCGGCCAAGGTAGGCCGGAACTTTGCCGAACTGATCGGCAGCCAGCCCATCCCCCGTGGCGTCTCTACGGTCAATATCCCGAGGTTCATCGGCACCAACATCTTGGGCCAGAACACGGCCATCCAGGCCACCCAGGGCGCAACGGTGGCCGAGTTCGACGACACCACCGGGTACTCGACCTCGCCGGTGGTCAGCATCGCCGGCCAACTCGTCGTCAGCCAGCAGTTGTTTGACCAGGCCGGTGGCCCCGGCTACGACGTGATGGCCTACACCGAACTGACCAAGGACTACAACGCAGTGCTGAACGGTCAGCTCATCAACGGCTCGGGGACTTCGGGGCAGCTGCTCGGCCTCGCCAACTTCACCGTGCCAGCGACTAACACCACTTCGGGAGCATCAGTCCCCGCCACCATGACAACCATGATCGCCGCACTGTGGCCGCTCCTGGGCCAGGTCGCCGCCAACGTCGGCAACAACAGAGGCCACCGCCCCGAGTTCTGGCTGATGGCCCCCCGGCGCTGGTTCTCCATCGCCGCCAGCCTCGACGGCCAGTCCCGCCCGATCGCATCCCCGAGCAACACCGCCCCCGAGTCGAACACCACGGCCGGCCCACACGCCGTCGCCAACATCATGGGCATCCCGGTCTACACCGAGGGCGCTATCCCGGTCGGTGCCAGCGGTGCCACCGCCGACACCATCTACTGCGGGCGATCAGGGGACATGTACCTGTTCGAGTCCGACCCGATGATCCAGACCTCGGTGACCGCTGGTAGCGGGACCCTGCAGGTCAAGTTGCTCATGCACCGCTACGCCGCCTTCGTCGGAAATATCTACTCGTCGTCGGTGGGATCGGTCACTGCGATCCCACGCCCGACCGCTTACTAGGAGCGTCATGGATCTCGACACACGCAAGGCCAAGGCCGAGTTGCTCACCGGTCGGGAGGTGCGCCGTCTGCCGACTTCCGAGATGGAGTGCCGCACCGCCGACGACACCATCACCTTCCGGGGCCTCGCCTCGTCCACCGACAGCCCCTACGACATGGGCTACTACGAGGAGACCATGGTCCGGGGAGCGTTTGATGCCACCCTGGCTAAGTCCCCCTCGGTCCAGCTGCTTGTGAACCATGAGGGCTTGCCCTTGGCCGCCACTCGCAACGGCAGCCTCGTCCTCGAGGCGACCGAACGTGGGCTGGAGTTCACCGCCACCGCCGACCCGTCCGACCCCGACGCTGCCCGTATCGCCGGCAAGGTGGAGTCCGGGCTCATGGCGGAGTGCAGTTTCGCGTTCCGGGTTGTCAATCAGACCTGGGACGAGGACTACACCCAAAGGGCGATCACCGAAGTCAGCCTTGACCGTGGCGATGTTTCGATCGTCAACTACGGCGCAAACCCAAATACCAGCGTGACCCTGCGCTCGCTGCTGGGTAACGCCGGCCTCACCGAGGAGCAGATCGACGAGCTGCGCCAGGACCCGGCAGTGATGGCCGTGGTGCGTCGGCTGAACAACATCGACGCCATCACCCCAGTGGTGGAAGCAGCAGCCGGCATCGCCGATGCTGCCACGCCCATCACCAGCAACCTTGACTTCTACCGGGCACGGGCCTACGCCCACGCCCTTCGTAAGTAACGCCTTCGGACTCGGCACCACGCCGATCGGGCAACAACATCCGCACATTCGGACCCTGTTTGGCAGGTCGTGTGCATCCACCCCACCTACATAAGGAGACATCATGGGCAATCCCGTCCTCGATGCGGCCCGCACCAAGCGGACCAAGCACATGTCCAAGCTGGACGGCGTTCTCGCCCCGGCTACCGCTGAGTCCCGGTCACTGACCGACGACGAGACGACCGAGTTCGAGGCCCTGTCGGCCAAGATCACCAAGCTCGACGCAGAGATCGGGCTGCACGAGGCCCACGAGGCCCGCATGGCTGCAGCCGAGTCGGCATCGGCCACGATCGTCGCTGACGCCCCCGGTGTCATCGTCCGCTCGGAGCCCACGACCTACGCCCAGTTCGGCACGACCAACTCCTACCTGCGTGACCTTGCGGCCATCCAGGTCCCCCAGGCTGGATTCGACGCCGAGGGTGCCCAGGAGCGCATGGCCCGCCACGCTCGGGAGATCGAGGTCGAGGCACGTCGTGATTCCACCGTCGCCGCTCGCTGGCGTGAGGCTGGTCTGGAAGCCCGGACCAACCCGAACACCACCGCCGGTACCGGTGGCGAGTTTGTGCCGCCTCTGTGGATGGTGAACTCCTACATCCCGGCCTTCCGTCCTGGTCGTGTGTTCGCCAACCGGATCAACAACCAGCCGCTGCCGCCTGGCATCGACGTGATCAACATCCCGAAGATTCTCACGGGATCGACCACGGCCATCCAGACCGCCAACGCTGCGGCGGTGTCGTCCACGGACATCACCACCAGCACGGTGTCGGGCTCGGTCAACACCATTGCCGGCCAGCAGGACATCAGCCTGCAGCTCCTCGAGCAGTCGCCCATCAGCATGGACGGCGTTGTGTTTCAGGACCTCGCTGCTGACTATGACCAGCGTCTCGACCTGCAGGTCATCTCGGGATCTGGCGCATCCGGCCAGCACCTCGGTGTCCTGTCGATCACGCAGTCAGCCACGCCGACTGCAGCGCAGGTGTACTACGCCAGCGTCGTGAACGCCACGCCGAAGTTCTACGGTGCGGCCAACTCGCAGCTCGGTACCGGTGTCATCCCGGCCGTCAACAACATCGAGACGACCCGGTATGCCCCGCCCACCGCACTGTGGACGCATCCCCGTCGTGTCAACTGGTGGCTCGCCGCCGGCTACGACAGCAACTCCCGCCCCCTGTTCGTCCAGAGCGAGAACGCGCCCTGGAACGCAGTCGGCAATGCGGAGAACGCACCGTCCGCTCAGGGCGTGTGTGGCTCGCTGTTCGGTCTGCCGGTCGTCAAGAACGCCAACTTTCCGACCACCATGCTCGCCGGTGCCCCCACTGGTGGCACGCAGGACGGCGTCGTGGCCATCAAGGAAGACGACGTGTACCTGTT